AATCAAAATCTTCTTTAACATTTGGCGATTCATTTAACTTAATATCTAAAATTTCAGAATATTTTTTTTGAGATAAATAAGTTGAATTTATTTCGTAAAATATCTTAACTTCTTGTTTTAGTGAGTTATAGATTCTTTTAAAAACACTCTTAAATTGTTTTTGCCCTTGCTCCGCCATTCCCATATAAGTAGTAGCGGCGATATTTCCAGCATTTTCACCAGTCAATACATCTCTTAGAGAAGCCAATTCTTTACCTGCATTTACTAAAAATTGCATTAAAACAAATAAAGTTTGCGATGGTTCGGCGTGTGGCAAAGGGACAATAGCATCACGAATACTTCCACCATAAGAATCAACCATTTTCCATTCTGATAGCTTAAATGGTTTCATGCCTCCAGAAATATTCAATGTTTTGGCAATAAACCCGCCACCTGTATTCTGTAAAGTTCCAGCATCATTGAGTTGATTAATATTTGAATTAATCGCAGAATTTATGTTATATAACAAGTGTCCCAATCCAATCGAGTAAAAAGACCCATCAGGTGATGGAATAAAGTTATATGCGGTAAAAAATTTTATAGGTTTAATTTTAATTATTTCTTTTTTTCCATTATAGCTAACATCTTTTTCATTAAATCTTTTTACTAACTTTATTAATTTGTTAGTAGCTTTATGAACTACTGCAATATAAGGCTCTGGGTATCCATCATTATCTAAATCAAAATAATTGTGTTGTTCTAAAAAAATAACTAAACCCGCTGATGCTTCATCACTTGTTTGTTTTTCGTCGTTAGCATCTAAAGAATTATCAAAAGATGCACTATCTTGTGCTTTTGGATTAAAATCAAAATCAATGTAATCACCGCTACGAATTGACGAAACAACATCTTGAGGATATTTTTCAATGATATGTGTAATTGGTGCATCAAAAGATGTGGCAAAATCATTAATGATTAACTTGTCGGGATAAATTAAATCTGATTTTATGCATTGGTCATTATTATCATAATAATTCTTTTTAAACATTATTCCGAGCGTTGCTAAAGCCATAAACAATGCGTCCATGTCTTTTTCAAAACCTTCAATTTCTTCATTCAATTGATAGTTCATTACTGTTGCAACTCTTTGTCCACGTTTAAGTTTTGCACCTACATTTTGAATTGCTGGCAAGCCTGTTTCATCTAATATAGCAATTGATCCATCTTCGTTTCTCATCTCATTGCCTTCTAGGTCTTTCATCACCTCGCCATCATCATTTCCAATAACTTTGGCTTTTACGATATTACCATCTTTAAAAATTTCGGTATAACATTTTGCGGAAAAATCAACGCACGCTGTAGAAATTAAAGGAAACATTATATTAGATGAACCCTCAAAAGGGAATGAACGCTTATCGCCAATTGCTAAGGTGCATTTGACTAAATCTTGCAATACTTTTTGTTTTTCACTACGGGATTGTAAGTCAGTGTTATATCTAGTTATTACTTCACTTGCGATAAGTGTTTTAGTTTCTTCGGATAATATACTAGCTAGATTGTCGGTTGACAAAATAGTTTGAAAATCAAGTTTTGAATTGTAAGAATCTTTTTGAATTAGCAATTTTTAAATTTGTTTAATGTTTATAATTATCTAATAATTAAATATAATTAACTATATCAAAATATTTGTCAAGCACTTTTTAATAACCCGTGATTGCATTTCTATTTGATGCGTTCATGAACTCTTCCAAAATATACTCGTCTTGATAATCATAATTGTCTTGTTTAAAAGTTTCAAGCCGATGACATGAAGCCGCAAAAGTTTGGAAAGCATCCGCACCGTTAGAATTAATGTCGTGTAGTGGTTGATCCATAAAACAACCCAATTTATCATTATATTTTTTGCGATATTCTCTAAGCCTTCCGATGCCAATCTCGCATTTCTTAGCGTCAAACCAGCAACGGCTCAATAACGCTCTTGCTTCGTTGATTGAATCCATTTTATTTTGTGCCCTTGTTATTTTCTCGAATCTAAAACCAAACTGTTGAGCAATCTCTAAACCATCTTTGCCATCATAATAACTACGCTTTGAAATATCATGCGGTGCGAAATGGTAGCCATAATTATAGCCCTTATCTTTAAGAATTTTGAAGTAGTGCGGTAGTGGCTCTTCACTCATTTCGTAGTAGTCAACTAAAGTAAAATCAAAACCTTTTTTTTGGAAAAACCAAATGCAAGTTGTATCATTAATGCCCAAATCCCAAGCGGTATGAACGGGTAAATATTTATCAACACTTACTCTTCCAATCCTTCCATCTTGTTCCGCTTTGATTAACTCTTTTGACCAATAAGCACCAACGATAGCCTTTTGGAATGCTTCTTTGCTATTACTCGGAAACTCTTGTTTCATTAAGTCGCCCTGCGTCTCTTCCTTCTTACAGTACCAAGTTTGTTGCTGTCTTGTTAGCTTTATACCTTCGTCTTCTAGCTCTAAGAAATAATCATTTTGCTTATTGTTAAAATGATAATCAGCATCCATCTTATACTTCTTATCTTTCCACCATCCGAAAAAATGAAACTTCCAATCAAGTGCCGTTAACTCTTCTTTCATTCTCATCTTTCTTTCTGCGACATCACATAAAGTAAAGAAATGTCCGCTTGCTCCTTGCGCAGTCGATTCAATTACTATTTGTTGGCCTTGGTGAACTGTGTTGAGCGAACCCGACATAATCTCTTCGGCTTTCTCTGGTGATTTCCTGCATATCTTACCAAACTCTGTTATATGTAAGCGTTGAACTGTTCCCGACCGTGCCGAGGTGGTAACCGAATAAGATGAGCCATTGCTAAACCGCATAATCTCCGTTGAGTCCGTGAGTAGCTTGCGATGCTCTTTAATTTCAGCGGGCAAGCGGTCGTAAGCATAACGGACTTTGTCCCTTAATAATTTCTTTGCGTCTTCCAAGTCATCACCAATTAAAACCGCGGTAATGTTGCTGTTAAATAAACAGTCATCAAGAAAATTAATACAATAAAATGTTGTAATACCTAGTTGTCGGGCTTTGAGAATAATGTTAAGCGGGTGCGTTTCGTTGATTAGCTCGCTTTGAGCCTCATTGCAAATGAACTTAAATTCCTTACCGTTCTCATCTTTGCAAAAATACAAATTAGACATTCGCCAAGCCTTGCTACTCAAGAGTTCTGCGAGTTTTCTTTTTTTTTCGTCGATGGAATTATTCACAATTATTTATTATTATCAATTTCACTTAGAACTTCACCGAGCCAAGAGCTGGTTGAGCTAGTGTCTTTTACTTCGGCTTGAATTTTTGTTGAATCTCCGAACTTAGTTGGATTTTTTTTAGCGGCCAACCAGCGATAATGATGTGCTAACTCTCTTGCTCTAGCAATTTCTGCATTATCGCACCCCTTTTCAAGATTTAATAAAACTAGTTCAGCTTTCTCGCTTATTTTATCAGCACTTCTTTTTTGTGCTTCTCGTGCGCGTGCGGAATAGTCGGATTGAGCAATAAAGAAAGCAATCGACTCCCTAGTTACTCCATACCTCTTTTGAATATCATCGTAGCTCTTAGCTTCTTCAATCATCTCAATAACATCATCAGCATTTTCGCAAAGATTTTGTAAATGTGTTTTTCTTTTTTTTTTTGTTTTTACCATAAATTAAAAAAATTGTTTTAGATTTCTTAAAGTTAATTATGTGCATTAATTTTATTTGTCAACTTTTATAATGAAATTAATTAATCTTTATTCCAAGATTTGAGTGAGCTGAAGATACAGAAATCCCTATCGCTAGAAATTCCTGTAAAAAACTTATTCCTGAGTTATCGCTCGCAGTTTTTCAACAGATTATATTAGAAACCTAAACATCATTACAACATTTAAGAGGCGGGTTAGCGTTCTCCTTTTTCATTTCTTAATCTTCTAACGGTCGCAATTGCTTGCACTTAGCCCTTGTAGCAATATAAAAACACCAAGGGTTTTATCACTTTTATCAATCAGTGGCTAAATAATCATTTTAGCTTTCAAAATCAATTTGGGCTAGCTTATCGTTTTTTAAACCACTAGAACCCGACGCCTTTTTTATTTTATTGATTGCAAGGCATTGTTAATTAGCTATTTTGAGCTAACTCATTTTGTTGCTATATATCGAGTTGTTTAAATGTTTTCTAGAGTGGAGTCTTTTGAACTCCATTCCAATAGAAACAAAATAACCAATGCTGGATATGACGGGTAATTAGTCCGTTGCAAATATAATATTCATTACAAAATACTTGTCAAATACTTTTTTATTTATTTTGATACAACACAAACTTTTTTTTTATTTTATTAAGATATTTCTTGACATCATTTTTCCCAAATTAACTCTTATTAACTTCTAATAATCCACTCTTTTTAATCACAATTTAAATCACTTTATTCACAAATTATTTTTAATCTTTTTTTTATCATTATCTTTTAATAATCCCGCAAGCCCTTGTCTCTCTAGTCTTATCCCATTTTGAACAATCATTAAAATAATTTAAAATAGTGCTTGACATTAATAATTTTATGATTCATAATGTGTTTTATGAAATGAATTTAGTTTCATTTTAAATATTAACTTAAACAAAAAAATATGAAAAAAACAGATTTAGAAAAATTAATTCTCAGCGATAATTTAAATATTTTAAAACATAAAGAAGAAAGCAAAATATCTTATCAAATTCTGCGCATAAAAATTTTTATTTACTCAAAACTTTTAAAATTAGATTGTGCAACTTTAGCAAGCGACTCACGAATAGTTAAATTTTTAAAACGCAAAATTTTAAAGCCAATCGGGTTTTATTTTAGACAAAAAAACGCTGAAATTAAGTATCCAAATTATTTTGGAAAAAAGAAAATAAAAAACATTAAATTAGAAAGCTTTTTTTCTTAATTATCACAAAACCCATTTATTAACTTAATTAAAAAAATATGAAAAATCCAAATGTTATTAAAAATTCTGACAATCAAATCATTGCATTAAAATTAAACAAATTCGAGGTGGTCGCTCGTTATATGGTCGGTTATGGTGCAAATTTACGCAAGCTTGCTGGCGTTGCAAATAAAAAAGTTGTGGTTTTAGCAACTAATGAATCAAGAGCCTTAGAGATTGCTGAACGCGTTCATAATATCAAAGATACTGGCGGGCTTAGTTCTGGCTATGTTGTAAAAGCCACTAAAAAAAGATGGTAAATTATAAATAAATATTAACTCAAAACTTTAAAATATGAAAAAAGAAAATCTAAATAAAAATGACGGCAAAAAACTTCAAAAAATTGAAAATTTTAATAATTATGAATTTGAATTTGGTTCAGTAATTCAATTCATTGATGAAGATAAAATAAGTTTACAATTACATATTGTTGCGACGAATCGAAAAACTAAAGACGAAAAAATTCTTTCATTTCAAAATGGTCGATGCGATTGTAATTATGAAGAACAGCAAGAAAAATGGGAATTTTATAACGACGGGTCAGAAAATGTCGTTAAATCAGAAGGATTCAACTACATGGACGAGAACGACGACGAATTAATCGAGTATTTAAATGAATATCTAGACCAATATAATTATGCTAAAGATTATTCTGTCGACGAAGTAATAAATTAAAAAAGTATTAATTAATATTAACTTAAAAAAACAAAATATGAAAAACGAAAATTTAAAAACCGAACTTAAAAAAGACCAAGCTTACGCCGATTTATTAAGAATTGCGGGAATGGCTCGAATCATGAAAAAAAAAGCAATCGAAGACATGACCCCCGAAGCTGGCGAGCCTTTAAATTATTTTATTAAAAAGATTTATGGCTTAGAAAATCAAGAAATGTCAACTTTTAAAGGCTGGATTTCTAAAGGCTTTAGTGTTAAAAAAGGGGAAAAAGCTTTTATCTTTTTTTCCTCTCCAAAACAAATAAAAGTAAAAGGCAAAAACATAATTACGGGCGAAGATTCAGAAAATTCTTTTAATCGTTTTTGTAAATGTTATTTGTTTACAAAAAATCAAGTTGAGCCGTTAAAAGCTTAATAAAATATCACCACGAAACCCGTTTTAAATATTAACTTTTATAAAAAATATATGAACATAAAAATTGAAAATAACACCGCAACAACTGAAATAAATTTAGAAGATAATTTTGTTTTGCAAATAACAACATCAAAATTTAACGGTTTATCTTCAAGGTCACTTTCAACGGTTAAAACAACGGCGAACATGTTTAAAAGATTAAACGGTTGCCTTTCTACTATTTTAGATTTCAGCCAGAAAAAAAGCTTTGACCACGGCAAAATTAACAGATTAACAAAAGATAAATTAATTGAGCTTCATAATATAGCTTTAAATCAAGGCGATTTTTTAAACCCTGATTTTATTTCAAGAGAAAAAGAAAAATTAAAAGATTTATAATTACTAACAACGACACCACGAAGCCTATTTATTAACTTAATTTTTAAAATATGAAAAACTTACAAAACTTAAAAAACGAACGCGAAACCGTCGCAACTATAAGAGACTCAAAAGCAAAAGAGGTCGAAATTTTAAACAAATATCTTTTTGAAATCGATTTAAAAATACAAAAAATTAAAGATGATTGTTTAATTTTTAATGTCAAATCAAGCTTCGGCGAAATTGGGCAAGTGATTCTTGAAAAAGATACAAATTTAATTGATTGCTACGTGAGAGATGTTTTTTTCAGAAAAGATTTAGGAAATGGAAAATTCAATGAATATACTAGAGACGCTAGCATTGAAAAAGTTTTAAGCAAAGAAAAAATTAAATAATTATGTATAAAATATTTCTCACAATCGCTTTAATCGCAATCTTTTTATTCAAGCAATCGCTTGATACAAAAAAATACAAAGTTGAATTTGAGCATAAATTAGAATTCAACTCTAAAGAGCTTCACGCAGCAATAGCGGAAGTTTGGAATATTAACAATTAACTTTAAAAAAATATGAAAAATCAAAATAAAAAAGTAATAAATCAAAATTACTACAAAAAAAACAAGCTTATAATTAGTGAAAGAAACAAGCAAAATCGTAAACGCCAGCAACGGTTAGACAAAATTTACTTTTACGGGTTTTGGCTTTTACTAACGGCGGTTCTAGTCGATACATTTATTAACCAAATTTTAAAATAATATGATTATAAAACTTAAACAAAAATCAACTCTAGAAATCACAGTTGAAACACAAGTAAAGGAAGCCCTCGCACTTAGAAAAGGCAGTGTATCTGGCACAAAATCTTTAATTGATGAAAGCAATAATTATCATTTTACGATTACTTTGAAAGAAATTAAAAAAATCGCCGATGCTAATGGTATAGCAACTGTAAAAAGGGGGAAAAATGGCTAACATGTCTTATTGTCGCTTCCACAACACTTACTGGGATTTAAAACAATGCGTCGAATCTTTACAATACGATGGTATTGATGACTTAACAGTAAATGAAAAAAAATACGCTTTAAAAATGCGTGATCTTTGCGAACAATATTTAAAATTAACAGAAATAAAGGAGGAAAATGATTAAAATCTTTCTTTTATTCGCAATAATCTCGCTTAGTTTATTCTCGCACTTCTATGCGAACAAGAATAATAAACTAACGGCTGAGACTTACTATAGCTACGCTTGCACGAAATATTTTGATGTTTCTTGCGATAATATTAACTTAAAATAAAAATATGAAAAAATTAGAAATTGGCGATAGAATTTATGAACGAGGCGACGCAGGTTTTTACTCTTGGACAACAGTTGTTAGAACAACGCCGACCCTTGCAATTACTAAAGGTGGCAATAAATTTAAAATTGATGTTGTCAACGGAGAGTGTTGCGAAGTTCCAAAAAAGAGGGATTATGATCGAATCATATATCTTTTCGGAACGCAAGAGATAAAGGAAGCTTATCAAAAACAAGCATTAGCTAGAAAATTAAAAGAATTTGATTTTAGTAAATTAAATTTAGAAACTTTACTAGAAATTGATAACATCTTGAAATTAACAATTAAATAAAATATGAAAATCTCAAACAATAACAAAAAAATTATAACTTTTGGTGCCGTGCTTTTATCAATAATTCTCGCACTTTATATTTTTAATCTACAAAAATATAAAACCAATTGTAAATCGCTTGAAAATATCGATAAAATCGAATTAGAAACACGATTAAAAGAGTTAAGCGATAAAAATGAGCAATTAGCACGACAAATTGATTACGATGCTGTAGCAATTCAACACGCACAAAATCAAATTAACGAATTTAGAGTTAAGTGTAAGAATTGCACTTATCATTTGTCAACGAATTGGGAGAATTAAATGAAAGACCTAAAAGATATACAAATCGAAATAAAAAAAGAGCTAGGCGGGGCAAGTTTGAATCATTTGCTTAATTATTTAGAAAAAAAAATTGGATTTATAGTTTTGATAAATTGCAGGGCTTCTCTTTACATTTGTTTTGAATATTCTATAACAGCGACTCAAGAAGAGATTGACGCAGAATTTGAACAAGATTTTATCTTACTCAACGACCAAAACCAAGCACTTAACATTTTCGGACAGTCGGAAGAGTTCCAAAGAAATCTTTACGACGCAATACAAACTATTAAAAATATTAACAATAAATAAAACATATGGAAAAACTTTATTTAACAATCATCTTATTATTATTCGGCACGGCTTTAGCATTCACAAACCATGTTTTATTCATGGTCTTTCTATTCATTTGCTTTTGCTTGATGTTAAATATTTTAATCAATTGCATTTCATCAATTATTTTAAATGAAAAAGAAGATATTGACAAACAAATTTAAGCTTATAAATTGGTAAAAAATGATTTTTTATTGTTTTTTTCATAAAAAGAAAAAGTTAATATTTTTGGGCAAGGGGGGTTTCATATCCCCTCTTCGCTTACTTGTGATAATGATTTTTTGGTTGCTAATCATTATCGCTGGAAAGCGAACAGCAAAACTGCTTGATGAGATACAGCGGTAATAAAGTTAGTAGCTTTCCTTCTTTAAATCTGGTGCGAGCGGATTTATATTTTTATACGAGGTTTAGTCTGCACGCTTGCCTAATACAGGAAATCGGAAATGGGTAATATCTTAATTGATTTTAATTTAGTAAAAGACGAGACTGGAAGACAAAAAAATAGACAAATAGCTAGGTTATTTGACGATATAAAAGGTTTTCCTATGCCCCCTTTAGTTCAAAAAAGAATTAAAGAAGCTCTTTACGAAATGGAAAATGGAATAATAACATTTATACAGGATAACGGAATTTATGACAAATCAAAACAAAACTAGAGATAGTTTCATATTTTATCGCAGTTTTTTTTCTGCTACAAAACATCTAAATCAGGTCGAAAAAGCACAACTTTTTGAGGCTATTTGCTCTTATGCTTTAGATGGAAATCTAAGTTTATTAGAAGGAACTCCTCAAGGTATGTTTGAGTTAATAAAACCGCAACTTGATGCCAATAGAAAAAGGTTTGAAAATGGTTGTAAAAAAAAGCAAAAGATAAGCAAAACCGAAGCAAAAACTAAGCAAAAAATAAGCAAAGATGAAGCTAATGTAAATGTAAATGTTAATGTAAATCATAATGAAGAATGTAAATCAGAATTAATAAATGATAATTTAAATAATAATTCTAAAGGTGTCGAAATCGACACGGTTAAACTTATGGAAATCGATAAGATTAAAACTAAAAGATTTATAAAACCAACTATCCAAGAAATTAAAGATTATTGTTTTGAAAGAAAAAATAATGTTGATGTAAATAAATTTTTCAACCACTACGAAGCTAACGGCTGGAAAGTTGGTAAAAATGCTATGAAAGATTGGAAAGCATGCGTAAGAACTTGGGAAGGTAATAACTTTAACAATAACACCAAAACAAATGATGAGCCTAAATTTTTAAGTCAATATCAACACTTACTAGATAAATAACATGGAACAAGAAAATTTCAATCAAGAGATAGAAGAAGCCCTACTCGGAACTATTCTTTCAAATAACATGTATTTGTTAAAATCACCGAATTTAGAAGCTAAACATTTTTACTTCGATGATTATCAAAAGATTTTTGAAGAAGTCATTAAAAGAATCGGAGCTGGTGAAGTTGTTGACTTTAGGATTATTTCAACATTTGTTAAAAACAATGGAATTGATTTTAAAATTATTAAAAACCTGTCTAACGCTACTGCTGGATTAGCTGATATGGAATCTTATTCAAATGAAGTAATTAGGTTATGGCAAATAAGAGAGTTAAAAAAGATATTAACTTCGATAATAAGCGATAAAACAAGCGATTTTAATGCTATTAAAACAAAATTAGAGGGAGATATAGCCGACATATCAATAAATATGTCTAATCAGCCTAAAAAGATTGACAAAGTTATTGATGATGTTTTATCGAATCATCAAAAAGAATTAATCTTTACAGGATTTGATAAATTAGATACTCTAACAGGAGGCTTTGAGCTTGGTAATTTAGTTATTATCGGTGGCAGACCGTCAAGCGGAAAGACTACATTTTGTTTAAACTTTGCTAAAAATGTTTCTTTGAGTCATGGAGTTTTATTTTTCTCAATGGAAGTATCGGATAAAAGCTTAGCAAGAAAGTTTCTAAACGAGACAACTGGAGCTAGTGCTTATAGATTAAAAATCGGAGCAACAACCGAAGCGGACAAACTCTCAATAGAAAATAATAGACACACTTGGAAGGATTATAATTTAATATTAGACCAAGAAAATGGCATAAATCTTTTAACAATCAGAAGCAAGATTAAACGAGCAATGCTTAAGAATGATATTAAAATGATTTGTATCGACTATTTGCAATTAATCGCAAGCTCGGGTAAAGAATTTTCACGGGAGCAACAAATATCAAGAATTGCCGAAGGCTTAAAGAAAATAGCAAAAGATTTCAATATTGTTGTTGTCGCCTTGTCGCAATTATCAAGAGCTGGTGATTCGAGAGAGAATAAGAGACCAATTCTAAGCGACTTAAGGGACTCGGGAGCTATTGAACAAAATGCGGATATCGTAATGTTTACGCATAGAGAGGAATATTTCCTAGAGCGAGAAAAAGTTCCCGAACACTCAAAACATTATGGCGATTGGCTTAAATGCTATAATAATGTAAAGGGTAAAGCGGATATAATTGTTTCTAAGAATCGTGAGGGCGAATGCGGGGACATTTTATTTAACTTTAACGGCAAACAAAGCAAATTTTGGGAGGCAAATGATTCATATTAAAGACATACTTGCAAATACTATCGCAAATGCAAGTAAGGCAAAACTTTACCATCATAACAGAGATATTTTTTTAAAATACTTCGACAGCATTGAGCAATACGAAGCCTTAATATCGGCGGGTAATTTTAAGAAAATCGACGAAATTATAAAACAAAATTCATCTTTTAACTTAGATGAGTTTATTAACAATCATAACAAACAATTATGAAAATTCTATTAATCGAAGACTCGGAAATATTAACAATGTTATTAAAGCATCAAGCTAAAATATTAAAGGTTGATTTAACTTGCGTTGATAATTTTGTTGACGCAATTATCGAGCTTAAAAATAATATTTTTAGTTTTATTATACTCGATAATTTTCTTGAAAAAGAAAATATAAAAGGAGTTGATAAAGCTGAGACATTAAAAGGCTATTCGCAGGCAAAGATTATTCTCTCAAGTGCGGATAGCTGTATTATTAAGAATGAGTGGATTGACGAAGTAATTCCGAAATCACAATTAGAATTAGTAAATGTTATTAACTTAAAATAAAAAATATATGGAATTAGTAATTGTAATTTTACCATGTTTAATCGTATTAGTGGGGGTTTTAGTAACATGAGAAAAATATTTAATTTTATAGTGTTATTAGCTTTGATTAAAATAAATAAATGCAAAATCAAAGACAGGGGTGAGTTAAAGATTCTTTATTCTTATTATTCTAATTATAAAAATCGTAATTTTTCTTATTATTTTAATGATAAATTTTTTGGTAAAATTATTTTTCGTAAAATAGTTTGGGAGGATTCTATAAGTTATGAAGTTTTAAAAGATGAATGTAAACTTGATATTTCAAACTGGCAAGCAAAACTTTTATATACAATCGCTAAAAATAAATATTTAAAATCATGAAATACTTTACAATCACAGGAATTATAACACATATTGCGGTTATTCTTTATTTAATATTTTCTTTTGTTTTAGGAGATTTTAATTTCATAAATTGGTTAACAAAAGAAAGAGAGGCTTATGTTGCACTTACAAGTCTTTTTTCAATTTTTTTTGTTGGTATCGGATCTTTATTTGCATCAAGTTAAAATATTTTAATTATTTTTAAAAATATATGAATAAACAAGAATTTTTAAACGGGCAAATAGTTTTGTTTAATGGCGATTGCCTCGATGTTATGCGAGATTTAAAAGATGGTGAAATTGATTTGGTTTTAACTGATCCACCTTATGGAGGGGCTTGTAATGCAGGTGTTGGTGGGCGTTTTGAAAAATATGAAATAAAAGCAACAAGAACTGGTGGGACTTGGGCTAATAAATATGAAAGTAAAGTAAAGCATTGGGACATCGCACCAGAGCAAGAAATTTTTGATGAAATTTTTAGAATTTCAAAAGAGCAAATTATTTGGGGTGGAAATTATTTTTCTTTACCGCCAACTAGATGTTTTTTAATTTGGAAAAAATTAACAATTAGCGAAAATTTTTCAATGGCAATGGCAGAATATGCTTGGACCAGTTTTAATATGAATGCTAAATTGTTTGAATATCAGCCACAAGATAAAGAAAGATTTCACCCAACTCAAAAACCAATTCCTCTGATGTCTTGGTGTTTAAATAATTATAGCCAAGAAAATGATTTAATTTTTGATGGTTTTTTAGGCTCGGGAACAACCGCAATTGCTTGCATTAGAACAAAAAGACGATTAATTGGTTGCGAACTAGACAATGAATATTTTGATAAAATGTGTAAAAGAATTGAAGAAGAATTAAGGCAAGGAAATTTATTTTAATTATTTTTAAAAATAATGCTTGCATTATAAAAAGCCCTGTATAATATGGGTTGCGAAGGTTGATAAAAAGACTTTTAAAAATAAAAAAGTCAAGCTTTAAGACTTAATTTAAAATAGAAGCAGGCCAGCCGATGGATTTCGGCATGAGGGAATATTGAGGGCATAACAAAGCGGAGTTGTGTATAGCGGTTTCGTGAGGTGCAGTAAGAAATCTCGAAAGAGTATGCGGGGCTTTGTTAAAAAATCGTAAATATTTAAATGGCTAATGGAACCCAAGCTGTAGAATTTGGACATAAAAATTCAAATTCAGTTCCATTAGCTTTATAAATATTTATTCGGTGGGTCGCTCCCGCAAGTGGTTTTTGAACGAAGTAAAATTCGCACCAGTCAAAAACTGCTATACAGCTGGGAAAGACCGCACAACTCGGCACGGGTAAAGATGGTGCGAAAATACCTTATTTACGGGCTTGGTCGCTCCTCTGAATAAGGGTAGATTGTGTAGAGGAAGACTAGCCGTAGAAATGCGCGTTATCAATGGTAGAAAGGTTCTAGTGCCGTCTTCGTGTGGGTTCAAGTCCCATCACAATTGCAGTTAGCCTTCTGTAAAAAGGCAAATATTAACTTAAAACAAAAAAATATGAACATTAAAATTTTTAAAACAAGAAAGGAATTTAAGGAATATGCTAATGAGCTTATTCATAATAATTTATGGGGTGTAAAAAATTGCACAGCCTTTCCTAATATTCTTTATGTCGCTTATGCACTCTACATCAAAAAAACAATCCACGGCAAAAATGCGAGCGAATTAAGGGGATTTAAACCAAGTCAGAATCAAAGAATCACTGATTTTTTACAGGAAAGATTGATTAAGCTTTTAACAAAGGATGCTGAAGAAATTGTTTTAAATAGTGAATCTTATCAAGTTGTTGTTAAAAAATCCGAGGGTGATTTACAAACAGCGATTGATAAATTAATTAACATTATTTTTAATATTCGCAAATTTCATGAAAAAAAACACTACCCGAGCGAAAATATTTTTCTTTACATAAGTAAATACGAAGTTTATTTATCAAAAAGACAGACAATAAAAATCAACCAAGCAATTCAAGATAAGCTTGATGAATACTGGGCAGAAAATCAAACAGAAGACGAGAAAGAAGCGACTAGAGCTGAGAAGCTTTGGGAAATGAATGAGGGGAGATAGTATGAGTAAAACTATGGTAGTAATATTGCTATTTGCATTATTACTACCATTTGTAGCAAGTTTACCATCTTTATTATTTATTAAAGCTTGCAAAAACACCAACATAAAAGACCCGAATAAGTATTGTATAGGAATTAGAAACAAATAAAAAATTATGAAAGGAAAAATCTTTACAGCACAAGAAGTGCAAGCGATAATTGCGGGGAATAAAAGAATGTTTAGGGAGGTGATTAAACTTTCTAAGGAAGGATATTTCATAAACCATCTAGTCCAAGCAGCTTACAAACCTGAAAGATTACAAAAATATTCTGTTGAGGGTTGCGCTCCCTACCAAAAAGGACAAAAGATTTTTGTAAAAGAAAGTTTCAATATATTTGCTGGTCAAGTTGCTTACAAACAAAGTTTAGCTAATGCTGAGAAATATATTTGGAAGCCAGCTCAACACATGAAGCAAGAACACTCACGCCTAATCCTGCAAATAAAAGAGATTAGAGTGGAAAAGCTTTCTGAAATTAGTAAGGACGATGCGATTGCGGAGGGAATGTTTTTTACTGATTACGGAAAGAATTGTTATAATCAGCAAGAAGCTGGCTGGAGCTGGAAAAAAAATAAGTGGCCTTCTGAATGTTTAGGCTCTGCTTATTGGGCTTTTGCAAACAAGTGGAACACAATGCACAAAAAACCAGAAGAAAAGTTTGAGGCTAATCCCTTTGTCTGGTCAATTCAATTTGAGGTAGCAAAATGAGTAAAAGATATTATTATACAGATGCTATAGTTGCTCTTTATATGATGAAAGAGTTTGGAGTTAAATTTTATACAGAAGTTTTTTTGGATATAAAATCTGATTTTTTGGAAAAAGAATTGGGATTTCATTTAGAGATTAGGACTCTTTATAACAAATTATGCCAAGTTAATTCAAAAATCTATGTCGCTCCAGAATCCGAACATATTTTTAAGCCGAAAGTAAATGATTTAGCTCATTATGATCTTAATGGTGGAAGTGGGGTTTATCAATTCACCAATAAGCCTATAAAATGGGCGGAAGGTGTAACA